TACGGTAAGGGTACAAAGAAGAAACCAATCAAGAAGAAATAAAGTTAAAGCCCCAAGGAGAAATCCAAGGGGCTTTTCTTTTACTCTCCTTCCATCTCTTCGATGAGACGGTCTAGGTACCACTGTGCCTTACGTAGGTCTTGCAGTGGTGTTTCTTTGTATCGGTAACGGTGCAGGTATTTCTTGGTGTTACCCTCTAGGTAGCCCATGAACATGACAGGGTCCATGTTGTCCTTCATGTAGTCAATACATTCGATCTCACCATTACCGTAGTGAGGTGGTTCATTTATGTTGTCAACCTCCTCATGGTAGTCGTCATACTCGTGTTGTTTACATTTACCAACACCATCTATTGTCCACTTAGCCATACTATAGTTTCTCCTTCATGAATACTTTAACCCACTGAGCACAGATGTCACTACGAACAATGTCATCAACACCAAACTCAATGATCGGTACAGGTAGTAAGTGCTTCTTAGCAAGATGTATAACCTTTGACAACCCATCAGCTTCTTTTAAATCTGACTGTTGCACATCTCCGTTAAGCACAATGGTTGACCCCTCACCTACACGTGTCAACAGCATCTTGAGTTCATGTGTTGTGATGTTCTGTGTCTCGTCAACGATGATGAATGCCTGTTCAAAGGAACGACCACGCATCAGGGCCAGTGGTGCCATCTCAATGTTACCTAACTTGATGGCTGTCTCGACGGTGCCCTTACCTAGATGCTTCTCTAATACGTCAAGCACAGGTAGTGCCCATGGCATTGTCTTCTCTTGGAGGTCACCCTTAAGGAAACCTAACTCCTTACCTACAGCTACGTGAGGGCGAGTGATAACGATCTTATCTATCTCCTTAGCTGCATACTGCTTGGCTGCAAAGGTAGCTGTGACATAAGTCTTACCTGTACCAGCTGGACCAAGTACAAAGATCTGAGTACTCTTAGTGAGTGCATCAATGAAGTCTTTCTGCTTGGGTGTACGAGGTAACAGCACTACGGGTGGCTTCTTAGATGCACCCTTGTATGTGGTGCTACGTCGAGGGTCTTGCTTCTTCTTTGGCTGTTGTTGTACCATTAGAGTTTAACCAATTCTGCTTCTGTGAAAGGTATGTGGAAGAACTTCTCGCCTTTGGCTATGTACCTACCCTGAGCCTCCTTAAGGCCCTCATGAGTAAGCTGTGTGTCCTTGATACGCCATGCCTGTTTGAAGTCAGGACGGAAGATATAGAAGTTAAGTACACCACTGTCACTTGCATACTTCTCAACGAGACGTTGCTTGCGGTGAGGTAGCCTGATCTCTTTCCAGTTAGTGTTCCAGTCACCCTTCCATGCTGTCTTAACCTCAGCCTCATTGAAGTATGTTAAACCGTTCTTCTGAGATACAACATCAACGTTGTAGTTCTCCTCATTAGAGACGATGGTGTGACCTTTACCTTCAAGGTATGACACAAGTGCATCACGTGCTGGTGCATCATAGGCTTCGTATAGACCACGGCTAAAAGCTTTACGTACAGGTTTCAATATTCCTTACCCCCAATAAACTCCACTAAGGATTCCAAGTCACGGTAACCACCTACAAGACTACCATTAGATGCAAAGATCTGAGGTACAGTCTTGATGTTAGCTTCCTTCATGAGTGACAACACCCACTTGCTTGAACCTTCTTCGATGTTGTACGTGGTAAAGTCAATGTTCTTAGCCTTAAGTAAAGCCTTAGCTTTGTCACAGTACTTGCAGTCGTTACGGGTAATCATCGTATACATGTCGGTCCCTCATGTTAAATTAAATGTAAGCAGTTTAAGCACATGCTCAGGTAGGGGGTTACTCTTAAGGCTTTACTAAGTTGATAGCTTGGTCAACTACAGGCTTTACTATTTCAATAGCTTGTGATGCCACTGGTACGATAATCTCCTCTATGATTCCGACACCGATTACAACTGATACTGTGAAGAATAATAGTTCGAACATGTTAGATCCTTTCTAGGTTTATACTAAGTCAACAATTTCACAACTGTCACCTGAACAAGCAAGTGTCTGGCTACCAGATGTGTTGTCTTCATTTTCATACTCTGAAAGCTTTGTCCAGTCAATTCTTTTAGGCATCACTGACTTAAGCATTTCGTAGTCTGATTTACCACAGTCCTGATACGGTGCCTGTTGGTACGTGTGTTCATTGAACGGTAGGAATGACACACCTGACATCTCATCGAAGTGTTTGTATACAAAGGCACCTACCTCTAGCCATTCGTCACCCTTAACGTTGATGGTGACAGATGGTTTATGTTCACACCAGTTGCGTTGGTACATAAGCCACATCTCTAGCTGTTCAATAGCTGTCATGTCTTTAGTGCATACAGCCCCATTAGGTGCCTTCATAGGGAAACTGAACACGGTAGTTTGATCAGGCTTGAATGCGTCTGGCTCGTGAGGGATACCTTGATCCTTCATGAACTGGGTGAGAGGATCTTTGTTATCACCTCTAACGGTGCGGATATAGTAGGGACTGTGTCTAGCATGAATCCCACTGGCACTATCAACCAGTTGTGAAACCGTACCGCTTGGCTTAACACAACTAATAGCAGCAGCAACAGGAATACCAAGCTTATCAGCCCATTCCTTGTTCGTAGCCACAGCAACTTCTTTAAGGTGAGCAAGGGTCTTATCCAATCCTTTGTTCTTGAGGGTCATAAGTGGGTTGTCCATGATGCCAGTTAGTGACACACCAAGTAGACGTTCTTCTTCTGTGTTAGATGTCCACTGCTTACGTAAGTAGGGGAACTTAGTGAAGCTAGACTGGATCGTACCTAGGATTGTAGCTAGGCGTACCTTCTCTGATAGTGTCTCAATGGTGTCAGTAGCTCGTACCACACACTCGGTTAGGTTGCAAAACTGGCTTGGACGTAAAATTATTTCCGAACATGGATTTGTCCCGAACTCATAGTTAGAATCACGACGACGACCATTCAAGGCTGCTTGTTTCTTTGATGCTTCACGGTTAAAGATACCACGTTCACCTGAGCCTGACTCAACCAATGCCATCCACTCTTTCATGAAGGATAGGTTGTCAGGTTTCTCTGTATATGATACACTGTTGTTAGCTAATGCACGTTGAGGGTTGTTCTCCCACCATGCACCTGACTTAGCTGAACGCATACGATCATCTGACAAATTTGACAAACTGATCATAGCCGAACGCCGAACTCCACCGACGACCACTACTTCACCGATCTTACACATGATGTCATGACACTCAACGGATGACAACTTACGACCAGCTGCCTTCTTGAAGGTGTTGATGGTGAAGTTAAACAAGTCAACCAAAGGTGCAGGGCCAGAGGCACGACCACCAAATGTCTTCAAGGGTGCACCAGCTGGACGTACCTTAGATACATCCCACGTAGGGATCTCACCACTGTATAGGAGTGCAATCAATTGACGCAAAGACTTAGCCCAACCTTCCTTACTATCCTTGACGACGATGTTGGTCTCACTCTCGAAGAGTTCAGGGATCTCAGGGAGCTTGGAGATGGACTGACGCTCGACACTGAAGCCAACACCAGTACCACAGAGCAAGATAAACATAGCCTCATCGAAGGACTTAAGGTCATCTACGGCTAGGTAGCTACAGTTGTACATACATGTGTTGTCACGTTCAGCAGCAGGGCCAGCTGTCATGAGTGAACGCATAGAGGGCATCACCTCTAGGCCAAGGATGGCTTGCTCTAAGTCGTACTTAGTCTTGGGGTCAACCATGTCACGAATGACATTGACAGAGAACCGTGTCACTGTGTCATCCCATGACTCACGTCCAAAACCCTCATGGTACTTAGCATACCGTGACTTGTGAATGAATGATTGATAGTCAGTTGGTAGTTGGTTGCTCATTTGAGTTCTCTTCCTCGGTTATCTTTGTCTTCGTCTAACCACACTAGGCGGTCAATGTCTGATCTACTTAACCCAATGTCATTCAACTCTCGTGTTGTCAACATGTTAAGTTGTTTGATGGCATTACGATGTTCCCGCCATGTAGCTAAGAAGTTCCAGTACCTACGTATCCAACTCATCTATTGTCTCCATTCCCTTTAATCACGTCACGTTCCTTACGGCTACTTAGTTTGTCAATGTTCAAGGCAGCTATCTCATCTAGGTTATAACCAATGTCATTACATATGTTAGTTAGGTACCACAGCACATCCCCTAACTCCTTGGCTACCTCATGACGATTGAATACACCGTCACGTACTTGCTTCTTAACCTTCTCTGCTACCTCACCAGCTTCCCCACATAGGCCCAGTGTTGGGTACAGAACCTTATGTGTAGCTGGGTAGATCGCAAAGCTTACAGCCTTTCCTTGGTACTCTTTAAAGTTCATTCCTCTATCCTTTTCCATTCTTCCATCTCTGCGTCTAGATTAAAGTAGTCATCTAAGTCAAGAAGATTCTCGTCTATCAGGAATTGTACTATGAGTAGCTCTGATATTTCGTTCTGCTCTAACAATAGTGTCAGGCCATAGTTCTCTACGAGAGCACGAAGTTTACTGTCTAAATCAAACATTGTCAATCACCATTAGTTCATATCCGCACTATAGTTAAGGACGATAGGATCAATAGACTTGTCGAAGTACTGGACCATACGGTAGGCACTGTCTAAGTCCTCAAGTACAATCTCTTCCTCACCCATGGTGCCATCATCATACTCGACAAGACATAGGTTGTAACAACCATCGTCATCGTCATTTGAGTAGGGTCCGTTAATTACCTTGTGTAGTTTAAGTTTCACTTCTTCTTCTCCTTTAACCACTCAATGGGTATAGTTTCTCTAGCATACTGGAACCCATGTTTGTCACACCAGTCACCGTATGAACTCTTAGCTCCCTTATAAAGCTTAGCCCTAGGGTTACTGAAAACGAAACGAATGTCAAGCTCTGAGTGCTGTGCCTTGACAAATAAATGTTTGGTTCTGTCTGATGAAATGAACCGTCCCTTTGTTTCAATGATGATACCGTTACTGAGTACGAAGTCAGGAGTGTATGTACGCATACGTAGGTCTTGCCACTTAAGCTTGACCTCCTCGTATTGAAACTTAACCTTTCGTTTGTTGAGGAAGTCAGCTGTTCTCTTCTCTAAGCCTGATCTGAAACGCATTTAGGTGGCTCCCATATCTGCCCTACATGTCGTCGTAACCACAGTAGCCTAGCATTCTCAATGACACGAGCCTCGTCACCACCGTAGGCATGAAGGCATTCAAGGTACATATCTTCGTCACTGTGAGCATCAAGGAGTATCTTCTCTGCCTTCTTAGGTCCGATACCATACAAGCCAATGATGTTATCAGCTTTGTCACCTGTAAGGATCTGAGTGTAGAAGAACTTAGCACCCTCACGTTCTGACATAGTGACTAAGGTACGGCGTGTAGGGTTGTAGTGATGACAAGGGATCTGAAGCATGTCCTTGTCGATAGATACTACAGTGGTGTCAGGCCCCTGATCGGTAGCCCATATGCCTAACAAGTCGTCAGCCTCTTCACCCTCTGACACAATGGCATCCCAGTTATCTATCATGTGTTGACGGATGGGTTGTAGGTGCTGAGGTTTTGGTGTGTCCTTGCGGTTACCTTTGTATGGGTAGGAGATAGCGTAGTCGAACCTGAAGTTACCCTTACCTGTAAGGAATACTTGATAACCCTCAGGGTCGATCTCCCACATCACCTCCTCTAAGGCCTCCTCCATGATGCTGTCTAGCTTGTCTAGTGCATCCCCTACTGGGTCATTCTCACATGAGAAGGCTGCACGGTAGGCAAAGATGTCACCGTCAACCAGAACTTTGGTCATTCCATTTCTCCTAGTATATCTTTGAACACGTAGTCTATGCTTGTACCTGTGGCACCGCAGTATATTAGTAGCTTCAGCCCTAACTCTTGGGTTAAGGCTGCTGTCTTATCATCAAGGTCGAAGGTGCAGGTAGCACTGCCATCTTCATGTTCAGTCAACTCTGTGACTTTCATTGTGCCTACCTCATTCATCTCTCAAGGCCACCCATGATACAGGGAACAACTCTTCCATCTTCAAGCTAATGTCCCATGCTACCTTCTGTGTCTCTGCTTGTGTGTCAGATGCACAACGTAGACGACACATGTCAGCAAAGGCATCAAGGCTACCTGACCAGTACCACTCAGTCATAGTAGACTGCGGTAGCACCATACGTGCTTGCTCAGGTGCTACACCTGACTTCAGTAATGCTTTGTACGCAGAGAGTGCATCATAGGGGCTGTCTGACACGATGTCGGCATCTAGTGTACCTAGTTTAACCTCACCATCAGACCCTTGTTTCTTATCGGCACTACGTCCACGCCATACATCAGGAACAAAGAACTCAGGTTCATCATCTACATAACGACGACTGATCTCATTCCAACGTAAGAACTTATGCTTGACCAGCTGACGTGCTACAAAGATAGGTGCCTTGATG